ATCACTTTTTTTGGTGCTGGGTACTCGACACCACACACGAAATAGGCCAGAGGTCACGCGGTCTCTTGACAAAGGTAGTTACCCAGCGTACATTGTGTATCTGTTAACTGTCTTGGGGTTTGGGGCGAGCTTTCCCCCGCGGCGCAACTGCCAGCTCGATCGCACCAGCCAAGAGCAGAACAGATATACAATCTGCACTGTGTAACTCCCAAAGACCTGAGGCATAAGGAGTTACGCAATTCAGCCGCAGGCGCAACACTCTTTTGTAACACCTTAGGCCAACGGTCGTTGTCCAGATCCCGAGGAGGGCAGGCCCCCTATCCCGGTGGGTACCGAGTTAAACTTCAGCTATATATCGACTATCTATGACAAATAATAATAAGTAATCCTTTTTACAATCGTTTGAGGCCCCCTGGGATGGGTGGTACCAATAAATAGTTCAGAAACTGAATTAGGGAACCCATATCCAACAAAAATATGACCAGAAAAAAGTCACTTGATGATGTACATAAGTACATTAAGGAGGAAGATTACGAAAATGCCGTAGCAGTCCTCCGTGATGGGATGGCTGCGACCCATGTTGTACGTCAAAGTAAGGAAAATGGGGAGCGTGGAGTAGATTATAAAGAGGTAATTGACCACGGAACCCGCATTCAGTCTGCAAAATTGATGTTAGAGTACGGTTTTGGTAAGCCAGCGACCCGTCAGGAGATAAATATCACTGATGATTCCCGACTACACGCCTCTCCAGCCGATGTTATGCACCGTTTAATGGATTCTAGCGCTGATTTGACGAGTATTTTAAAAGTTTACTCCGGAGCTGTCCGAGAAATCGCTGAAAAACCTATAATGATCGAGGAAAATGGATAAAGATTTTTGGGATAGCACCTCAACCAACCCCAGATACAAGCCAGGGGACCTCGGAATGAGTGAATCGGAAGGCTTAGGGTACTCTATGGGTAATATGTTTGAAACAGGTGCTAGAATGTTAGACCCTGTTGAGGCACTCAAAGGCGTAGGTACTTCTGTTCATGGCTTATTTAACGATGGTTTTAGAGCTTTGGGTGGGAATCCCGGAAAAGACCAACCTTCTTTTTTTGGAGGTCTTAAAGATTCAGCTCAGCAGATTGCAAGCAATCCCGCAAGAGCTGCCTTTGATATGGTAACAGCCCCAGGGTCTATACCTGCCATTATTGCTGGCTCTTATTTACCTAAAATACCTAAAGGAACTGGGTATAAAACTGTAAGACCTAAACCAGGGACCAGTGTCGTAAGAGAAAAACTCAAAGGCGTTGGTGTTTATGACTATATACCTCAGGAGGGTGTCCCTATTAGCAGAAGGAATCATAGAGATGTTAGGGAGCGTAGAAGGCCTTCTAATTATTTAGATTCAGATTGGTATAGAAATTCTCAATTTACGATACACAGTAATGATTTACTTGGTAAACCAAGTACCCTTCTAGACTTAGATAAAATAAATCCAAAAAGGATTGTAGAAAAAAGTTTGAATGACCCTAAAACAGACTTCGCAGGTAAGTATATCCCCGATTTAGACTCTTATGTTAGGCCCCGTAAAAACCACGAGTATAGGTCTCCTGATGAGTTTCATGAAGTCACTGGAGGTGTGCATAAAATCGACGATAAATGGGTTAACGATATTTCTAGGCATGAACGTATACATGCGCTTAATCAAAGGGGTAAAGTTCTAGGTCAAAATAGCCTCCTGAGGCATAAAAAAAGGCAGTTACCTAAAGTAGTAAGGACTCATCTCGATGAAGCCTCTGCTTACACTGGTCATTATAAGTCATTAACCCAAGGCCTTGATCATATGGGGACTGTTTTTAGTAGGGGTGATTATGGTAAAACGGGTCGTTTTACAGGTCCTGCTATAAAGGGAGCGAGTAAGGTTATGAGAGGTTTATCCAAGCCAGGAATGATGACAGGAGTGGTTCCTTATATGGCAAGCAAAGCTGAGGAGGGTTATTAAAATTATGCCAATGGACGTACCCCCAGCTCCCCAGCAACAGTTCAAGAACGAGGTATATGCTGTTCTTCTTCGTTGGTGGGAGGAATCAGACTTAGATGAAACAGACATGGCAGAAGCTTTATTAGAATTAGTAGATGAATTTTGCGGAGAAGCTGTAGAATTTGAATGTGACTTTGAAATAGATGAAGATGAAGAAGAATAAACCAAAGAAAAAAGGTCCTTGCTGGAAGGGATATTCCGCGATGGGCATGAAAAAGAAGGGCGGTAGATCCGTTCCTAACTGTGTAAAAACTCGAAGTAGAGGGAGAGGTAGATAATGCCAAGAAAGAAGTCCAACCCCATCCGTAAGACCACTAAAGGTAAGGGAGCTAACTATAGATCAGTAAAAGCAGGTGCTGGCATGACAGCTAAGGGTGTAGCCGCATATCGCCGGGCAAATCCTGGATCTAAGCTCAAAACTGCTGTTACCGGAAAGGTAAAGCCTGGAAGTAAAGCAGCTAAACGTAGAAAAGCATTTTGTGCTCGGAGTAAGAGCTGGACTGGCGAGCGTGGAAAAGCCGCCCGCCGTAGATGGAAGTGCTAATGGCTGAGATTGGAGAGAACTCAACTGCCAAAATTCAGCTGGCATTTGCCGCGAAGGTCATAGGCATCGTGGGTACGATTGTGTGGGGGTACAGTGTGATTGTAAACCGCCTCAACACTATTGAAAACGACATCATACGTATACAACACGATCTCGAATTGAACACGGAGTTCAGGATAAAATGGCCGCGTGGCGAGATCGGAGCATTACCTGCAGACGCGACTCAAGACATGAATATTCAGCACCTCAAAGAGCGTGTCGGTAAGTTAGAGGACCACGTTGATAAACTAAGATTAGGTCAGTGACCCCCGAAGAGCAACAGATTCACGATTTAGTGAGAATAGACCCAGAGGTCTGGTTCAGCACGTTTGCAGTAATTAAGGACAAACGTGGTAAGAATATTAAACCCATAGCGAACACCTTACAGAAAAGGATGTTCGAACATTACAGAAAATGTCAGATAGAGAACGTCCCTTGCAAGATGGTGATTCTGAAGCCCCGGCAGAAGGGGGCGAGTACATGTGCCCAAGCCCTTACGTATCATCATATGCGAAAGCACGAGAACTTAAGCGGGAGTCTGATGGGGGACATAGCGGGGACGAGCGACAAAGTGTTCGAAATATATCGAAGATACGCGGAAAACGATTCTTTCCCATGGGACGATACCGGAACAAACCTCGCGGATGGAGGCAATCTGGCAGACTTAATCAAGCTAAACACGGGAAGTGCATACGGAAAGGAAACAGCAGGGTCGAAAAACGCGGGACGAAGCGGAACTATCCAGGTCGGTAACATGACCGAAACTGCGTTCTGGACTACCACGGGTAGGGGAGATCCTGCACTTGCGTATCTACAGTCACTTTATGATGGAGATAATTTATCTTTAGTAGTGGCAGACTCTACACCTAACGGTCCACAGGGCTGGTTTTACAACACTTGGATACAGGATAATGAGTGGGCAAAGATTTTTGCAGCTTGGTTTGAGTTCAGTGACTCTGTAATCCCATTCAATTCTGAGGAAGAGCTTCAGGAATTCAAAGATACCATGACTGATGACGAGTTTTCAGAGATCGATCGGTTTGGAGTTAACTATGAACAGCTGCACTGGAGACGAAGAGTACTTCAGGACAAGTGTAATGGTGACTTGAGTAAGTTTAGACAGGAGTACCCAAGCGATCCTGAGGAGTGTTTCCTTATGTCATCCCGCCCTAGGTTCCATATTGATATACTAAAAAAGATGGAAAATTACGCAAAAACCCAAAAATATGAGGTTGGAACCGTAAATCTCCAGAATGAGGGTGAAACAGCTACATTCAGACCCGATGACAGGGGTATGTGTAAGATATGGAACCATCCACATGAGGATGACAAATATATAATTTCAGTAGATACTTGCACTGGAGAAGACCAACAGGAGCAAGGATTAGCAGCTGACCCTGATTATCACAGCGTACAGGTATGGAGAGCTGGTTATGATGACATAAATGGTGATCATCACGTATCACGTTTGGTAGCATTGCATCATAGCAGGGTAGATATTGGTTACTTGGCGGAAGAGATATTCGCCCTTTCTCTGTATTATGGGAAAGCTTTAGTCATCCCCGAGGTAAATAACAGCGGATTAGCTATTGTTAGGTACCTTATAGATTACGGAGTTCCGTGCTATAGACGTAGACGTATGAATGATTCCTCGGGGATGATTGAAAAATCCTTTGGATGGAGTACCGATAAGATCACCAGAAAAACTGTTATAGACCATTTAGCTTCAGAGATCTTGGATGAGAATTTAGATATCCCTTCCGAGGAGGTTTTGAAAGAGATGCGGGTATTTGTAGTCAATGAAAAAGGAAAACCTGAAGCAGCTCCAGGTCACCATGACGATCATGTTATGGCAGCCGCTATTGCTTTATATAACATAGATGGTGCGTCAAAATACAAAGGTTTTAAAAAGACCAGAATTAGTAACGAGATGTTAAGAAAAAACCCATCCTTACTATGCCCAGACGGTTTTCTTAGAGTTCCATTAAATCAATATGTTAATGGTCGTAAGAAATCTAGGTCAAATTACAAGCGTTTGCAGGATATTGTTGTATAACATTCAATATCACCATGGACGCGGATGAAATTATAAAACTTTTAATTCTGGGCCGAGAAACAGGTCCCTTCGGTTTAATGGGTCCCGATAAGGACATAATGAGAGGTATCTCCGAATCACTCGATGTTATGGAGCCTGAAGAAAGGAACAGAGTAGTTGAAGAAGTTAATTCCTGGATGGAAACCGCTTACCAGCCGGGAGGCACCCCCGACAGGCCTAAACCAATGTTCAAAGAAGGTCAAAGAGATCTAACTAGTTTCCTTTCTAGTTTGCAGAGAAAACCAAACCCCAGAGGAGCTGAAATAAATAAGCCTAAGTTCGACAATCCAGTACAAGCAGCTAGACCTGTAGAACAGAAGGTCGAACAGAAGGTCGAACAGAACTTCCCTATGCCTGTTAATAAGAATGGTAGAGAAGGCAGAGAAGAGGTTAATTTTGACGCCCCTGAAAATCTAGCACCTATGGAAGCTAGAGGAAGAGCCCCAGCAGGGTCTGTTATTAATACAGATATACCTTTTGAAATAAACGCAGGCATGCTTTCACCTGTAGCTATGCAACAAGTACCTGATATTGGGGAAGCACCGGGACCTGGAGCATCTCAACAAGATATAGATGCGTTTGATGCTAGAAGGGCTGATAGAGACGCAATAGTTGCGGCTAACGCAGAAAAAGCAGCCGCTGCTAGAACAGACTGGAGGGAGTCCATGACCCTTAAAGGACCTAGACCAGCCACCCCAGCTAAGCGTGAATTTGGACCAAATTTTGAATTAATTAGAACAATCCCAGGAACTCCCGCAGGACCTACTCTGGAAGATAGGCAGCACAACGAGAATGTGATGAAAAATCGCAGAACTGAGGACAAATTAAATAGTTTAAACAATCCTCTTTTTGGAAACAGGTTATCCGATTGGTTTGAGTCAAAAAACAGAGAGCATGGGGAGAATAGCAGGTTTAAAGATTACGGTACCTTCAACGATCTTTTATCCCAAAACCCCCAAGCAGCTTTAAAATTAGCTGATCAATTCAAGTATATAAGTGCATCTAACGCAACTCCTATCACTCAAGCTAGTGAAAACGCCAGAAAGTATGCCGAGGCTCAAAAACAAGGACTAAGAGCCTATGCCTCTGAGGAAGGGGGCTTACAGTATTTACCAGCAAACCACCCTAAAGTAGCTGTCCCTGAAGGCACAAAAAAAGGAACTGTTACTTTTGATAACCCATACAAACCAGAAGGTTTAGATAACCCCTTCAATGATCCCTATGAAGATTTAAGAAAAAAAGGATTAGTCAGTAGAGATATGAGCACAGGTGATTACTCACCTACTCAAGCACCTATGTTAAGCTCT